AGAAGAGGATCTGTTTCACTTATAATCCCTTTCTAAAATCATTTCTAAAAAATGTATTGCTTTCAAAATATCTTCCTTTCCATTTTTATCTTGATGACGTATTATATATTTTATAGCACAACCCTCAGGATATAACAACTTATTCTCAACCACAAACTTACTTGGTTGAATTTTATATTTCTGATAGTGTGATCCTCCGTGTTGTTTGTCCCATACCTTAGATGTCATATGCTTTTTTCCTTTGTGGTTCTATTATGTATAGATTGTCTTCTGTTCTAGTGCATGCAACATAAAACAACCTGTGCGTATCGTCTGGATTTTTTTGATAATCTTCAAAAGCAGCTCCAGATAATTCTGTATGCACTACGACGTTTTCTCTTTCATTACCCTTTACACCATGTATTGTAGATAAACTTATTCTTGGTGCTCTAGATAAATCTTCTCCTGCGTCTGTTAGTTTGTGTATCTTCTTAATATCTTCTTCAAACAATTCGTTTAAGGCAACCTCCCAAATACCCTCTGTGTTCAAACCAAACTTTTCTTTTAGTGTATCTATGTCATAGAATTGGTCCTTTGCCATTGCTTTAAATAATTTTTTGTCCCAATTTTCATTGTCCATCTTTGCAAATACTTTTTTACATTCATTATAATGTAATGGCACACCTGATTTTAATTGTTCCCATTTTTGTATGATGTCATAAATGTTTCTAACTCTTGGTGTTGCATTTCTTCTTTGCCAATACAAACCCATTTCATCTAACATTACACCTATATCTCCTAACATATAATTAGCTGTAGCCAACACTAGCCATCTACCTTGTGTAAAATCAATCTCATACAAAGTTTGACAACGCTCTACACTTCCCTCTTGATCTTTTGGAAAATATTTTTTCTCTACTCTGTTTCTAACTCTACCTATAATTTTGTTTGCAAGTTCAAAAGGTTTTCTTGGCACCCTTCTTGATTGCTCTAGTATTTTTCTCTGACCATCTAAATTTATAAATGTATTTACGTGTGCACCGTTCCATCTATATATGGCTTGGTCATCATCGCCGGCGATAACAGACTCTGTAGATGCGTCTTCTATTTTGTAAACTAACTTCCATTGTACCCAACTTAAATCTTGTGCTTCGTCTATAAAAGCTACCCTTAGATTAGGTGATAAGTATTCGTCACCCGTATCTGGATGACCGTTTAAAAATCTTTCCAACATGTCATGAAAGTCAACCAAACCTTTTTCTCTTTTATACTTTTTAAGTTCTTCATTTATTATTTCTAATTTATTTAATGATATTCTTGGATTGTTACTAAGATGATAATATCTAATTGGGTCTATATCTTTTGATCTAGCTACGTTAATTAATTGTATGTATGGATTCTTAGAATGAAATACACCGTCTTGATCTTCGTCTTGCACTATCTCCTCTTTCTCTATATCAACTCTTTCTCCAAACTCTTTGTAATGTTTTGGTTTCATAACTTGATTTGGATTTAATCCCACTTGTTTAAAACAAAAAGAATGCAGTGTTTGAAAGTATGGTAAGTCATCGTCTTGTAATTTAAACTTACGCATAGCTCTTTCTTTACCTTCTTTTGCTGCGTTCTTACTAAATGTAAAGTATCCAATTTTGTTTGATGGTGTGTGTTCTAAAAATTTTTCTATCTCATTCAACAAAGTCCAAGTTTTACCTGTGCCTGGTGGTCCATATATTATTCTTCTCATTAGTAGTTTGTACTCCTAAACGATTTTGATTTGTATGTTTCTGGTTTTTTGTCAAATCTTGCTACAACAAATACAGATAATTTAGTTTTACCCACACGTTTAGTTGTGCAATTAAAATAGTCTTTTAACATCTGTGATGTTCTTTGATATGGCACCTTCCAATGTTTTCTCGATAGGTAGTTGTGAAAGAAGTTATCAAATACAAAATAGTGATAACCCTCTTTGGTGTATGTACCACCATTTTTTAAATCTTCGTAATCATCTTTTTGTATTCTGTTTACACAATAGTCTTCAAGATAATTTCGTAATATGTCTTTTGTACCTGTGCCTTCTGCCGGTTCTGTAATCTCTGCATTCTCTAATAATAAATTAGTTTTTTGTTTCCATTCGTTTGTTTTTAATGTTGGTGGATTAAATCTAAGTTGTTTTACACATTCTTCTTGAAATAAACTTTGATTGGTTAAATGTTTTGCTGAGTCTAAATACAATCTATCACCATCTACGTTCATGTAATAGTAAGGCTCTTCCAGGTTAACTACCTGAAGATCAGATAGATTAGGAAACACAGCTTCTTGACCTATACCAAATTTTCTAGTTTTACATAATTTTTTATCACACAAACTACACATTGGTTGATCATTACATTTATAACCCCAATCTTTTTTCTCGTGTTGCTTTGTAATTATATTTACTTCTGTATCAGACAATGGCTTATCCATTGCAGTTTCGTTAAATAATATTATTTTTGACTTCCAATTTTCTGGCCATTTAGATTTTGCATATACACCATAATGAAATAATGCATTATTTCTACCACCCTCTCCCACTCTGTTTTGAATCATAAGTTCTATACAAGGTGGTCCATCAGAGTATGGTGTCTCTGGTCTTTTTATTTTTAATTCTAATAATTGTTCTTCTGTGATTTTGGTTGCATCATACAACTCATAAAAGGTTCTAAGATTAACAGATTCTGCATTACTATTGAAACAATATCTTACAGTATCGTCACCATTAAAGTATGGTAAATTTAAAAAATTTCCTGTATCATCTTTAGATTTTAATTCTCTTTGTTTTGGAAAAACTTCTGATCCACCATATCCAAGAACAGATCTAATCTCATTTAATTTGTCCTGCATTAACCCTGCAGACACATAATCTACTGTAAATAAAAATACATGAGCACCACCTGATTTTGATCTAAACACTAACAGTGGTAGTTTAAATTGATCTATCTTCTTAATTAATTTTGCGTGGTCAAAGCCTGCGTAAGAATCTATATCTATGCAACCCCATTTACATTTGTTGTCATCATTAATTGGTATGACACCTAAACTTTGTGATCCTTGTAAATGATCTAACCAATGATTATCAGTTATTGCTTCTCTCTTAACAAAAGATTTACCTTTTATCTTATTGCCGTCACCATTTGATTCGCCAACTATGGTGACACCATGTGCACGATCTAGACCCTCAAATATTTCTTTAAACTGTCTTATATTCTCCATAACTTTTATAAGTGGGCGGCTTCACTCTCGCTCTCCCGCCCACTACCTAGGATCTGGTTAATAGTTTGAAGATGTTTTTTTGATTGGTTCTTCCGAATGTTTAACTTCGACCTCACCTTTACCTACACTTGTAGCAAAGTTTTTAGCCATATCGTAAACATCTTTGCTTTCGACAGGACCAACTTTACTCACATCCCAACCAAACCATGTTCCTTTGTCGTTAGACATTTGAACAGTGGATAGATTATAAATGTGGCTGTATGTAGGCGGAGTAAACAATCCGTTTTTACCTTGCATTTTCAAACCCATCATCATTGAGTTCCATTTTCTACTCACTTTTAACTGAGTAGATTTCATAGAGATCAATGCAGTTTGCGGGTTTTTACCAACGACTAGTACAAAGTGATTGGCAGTGTTTTCAAGATAGTTACCGTTTGGTAATCTGTCCTTGTAGTCTTTACCCCTAGTGGTTTGACTAACTATATCACTGTCTGCCTCGTGAATTGCAACAGGTGCACCACTACTGGTACCTCTGTCCTGCCACTCAACGTACTGTCTTTTATAATGACAAGGTATTACATTTACGTCGCTATACAATTCATTTGTAACTGTATTGATTATAAGTCCAGGTTCTGCCCCCTCGACATATTTACCATCTCTTTTGTTTACCTCTGGAGATAGTTGGCCCAAAATTTTTAAGAAAGGCAACGCAAGATCTTCTTGCGATATATTTTGAGCACCTTGGTTTGCATCTGCTTCAAATAAATTTGTTTGCAGTGCACCTTCTTTTTTTTCTGCTACTTGGTTCATGTTACTTGTTCCTTTTTATTGTAGTTTTATTCTCCGAGAACACCCCGAAGATTTCCGTTGGCATTTCTTTTCCTGCCTCTATACGCTCACGGACTAGCGCTTTCAGAGTCATGGGTTCAACCTTCATCTTTTGTGTCGGTTGGAACCCTTGACCCTTCGCAAGTTCGGCATAATCAGCCGCCTTGTTATCCTCGTTACGACCAAACGATACGGATATCTCATTTTTGATTATATCGCCTAGGCCATTTTCACGAAGCCAGTTAAACGCCGCTTCTTTATTTGCTTCCGTTATGGTAGCACGATACGACGTAGCCACTTTAAGATGTGATCCATCTTGTAGCTTTAATTCTGATAAACCCATTTCACTCATCATTGTAGGTATTATATCACCAGAAACTTTTTGTATTTCTGATTTGGTGTTTTTTATATTTTCTTCTTGTAGTTCTAATCTTTGTTGTAAAGATTCTAACTTTTCAACTTGATCTGCAAGTGACTGAATGTTGTCAGTCTTTTTCATTGCATCTTGTTGGTCTGCCTCAAAATCCGGCATAACTATTCTTTGCTTAATGCTCATCTACTTCTCCTTTCTCGTATAAGTTAATTTCAATAGGATAATATTTTCTTTCTTGTTTATCCCACTTGAGCAAATTATATTTTCCATTTGTAATATCAGACACAATAGAACATGCAACACCTATTATGGCAGGATCGCCTGTGAGTAGTAAATAATCACCTTCTTTAAAATTTTTTAAACCTTGTCTCAACTTATACACGAGTGGACCTGGAGAAAAAATTATTTGAGAAAACTCTGGTAGTAAAAATTTAAACTGACCATACTGTGATGCACCCATAATATTTATTTTAGGATTACCTGCACGAGTACCTGCAATTTCTTGTATTACATAAACTATACTTTCTGACATTGACAAATCATATAACATCCTTTATATTAATGCTCTCTTTCCCT